TTGATGCGAAGACACAAGCTCTACATCAAGGATACGAGCATAAACATTCAGAAGGAGTTTAGGAACTATAAGTGGAAGCAAGATAAAGACCTGAGAACACTTCCAATTCCCGTCGATTCTTTCAATCACGCGGTGGACGCTGTACGCTATGTATGTCTCAACAAACTTCTGCGAAAGAAAGGCACTTACGTTATCCAATGAAAATCATATTACCTGACGACTATTCGGAAATCACCGTTGGTCAATACAAGAAGCTATGGAAACTCTACGAGAAAGAGGAAGATGCCTACGTCGCACAGCGCAAGTGCATTGAACTTCTTGCCGACCTACCAGAAGGCACGTTGAAAAATGCATCCTGGGAAAGCATTGAGAAAGCATCGGGAACAATCAATTGGCTAATAAGTGAACCCGACCCCTTTGCTTTGAAGCTTCCTTTGGTGAGGAGATTTCGATTGAAGGATGTGGACTACGGATTCATTCCTGATTGGTCGAGGTTGACGGTTGGAGAGTATGCAGACCTTGAGACGCTTTGTCGAGATGGTATGTTTGAGGTATTGGAAAAGGTTTGTGCGTGTCTATTCAGAGAGGTGGTCGAAGAGAAGGGCGAGGGATACAACATCCGATCTTATACAAACAGCAAGAGGAGGTCTGAGGCCATGCTTGATTTGCCCATGAACATAGCAGTTGCTGCGATTGTTTTTTTTTGTCGCATAGAAGAGGAATTAATTTCCACTACGCAACGCTCTTTGCAGGAGATGGAGAAGGCTCAGGAGATGGCCTCCATCAAAAGTGGGGGTGGTATGGCATCCTCTATCAGTTGGCTCAAGGCGATATTTTAAAAATGGATGCCGTCCAAAATATATATATAGAGCAAGCCCTTACTTTTATGGCTTACGAGAAAGACCTGAACCTCCAAGACAAAGTGAAAATCTGATGCAAACAGTAGTTGACATAAACAAGACGTTCCAAGATATAGTTAACGAACACGACCAACTCAAGAGCTTTCACACCTTTAGCCTAGAGAGGTTAGACATGGAGAAACTTGACGTTGACAAGTACCCCCTTCTATATGCTCAATGTAGTGCGGCTGATTTGGATGCAAGCGTTACGACCTTCACCTATGAAATCATAGTCGCTGACCTATGCATTGAAAAACAGGATGAGCTTCTGACCCAGATTTATGCTGAAACCTTTCTCATCCTCCAAGACGTAGCAGCCAAGTTTCGCTTTGCGATTTACGATGGCAACACCACAGTTGACAGTATGTGGAACTTTGACTTGCCTATAGCGTGTGACCCATTTACGGCAAGGTTCGACAACCTCCTAACCGGATGGTCTACACAGTTTGACATCAGGCTTCCAAACGTCATCAACCTGTGTGATGCGCCGTACCAATAAACTCCAATTCTTTATTGATATTGACGGGGAGAAAACCCCTATTGAGTTTGACTTTCTAGCCAAAGCCCTGAACCGCATGGGTGATACCGTTGTAAGTATTGCAAGGAAGGAACTGAAAAAACAAGGTAAGGTTGTAACGGGAAACCTAAGCAAGTCGCTTTACTATTCCATCGAGGGGTCGAAGAATAGCATTGAACTCGTGTTCCAAGGTGAAGTTCCTTATTGGGACTTTGTAGAACAAGGAGTTCAAGGTGCTAACCCCAACAAGCCCAAGCCCAAGAACGGGAAGAGCAAGTTGCCGTATAGTAACCGCGCACCCAAAAGTCCATTTAAGTTTGGCTCAGGTAAGAAGCAAGAATCATCAGGAACTCTAAGAGGAGGCATTGATCGGTGGGTAGTTCAAAAGCCATTTGGTAAGGTGCGAGATGAAAAAGGAAGGTTCGTAAAACGGAGTCAATTGGTGAGGGCAATTAGTGGGAACATTTATAACTATGGAATCGCTCCAAGTGACTACTATGCAATAGCTTTAGACAAAGGTTGGAAGCGTTCAAAGAGAAGGCTTAGGGTCGCAATTGGAAAGGATGTTGCCATGTTCGTACAAAAAAACATCACGGGTATATATACTATTAAAATATCTCTATAATGGCGTATACAGTAAATCAATCCACCACAGGTCTGCAAGGCGCATGGGATGACCTTATCTACGTTGTCAATGACACGACGAACACGGCTGAACCTGACTATAGATATATATGCTCAATCAGGGTAGGGGGTGCTGAGTTGATGAAGCTAAAGCAATTGCCTAACAACGCAAACGCGGCAGTCTTCAATACGCAAAGAGTGTGTGAGGGGTATGTCTACCAAGATGACAACCCGTACCAATTAGGAGCAATCGATATAAATGGTTCAGTTGATACAACGGAGATTTTCTCAATCAACACTTCTGCACTCAAGACTTTTACCATGCGTTTTGGTTATGAGTTTACCACCTCTCCTGGGACTGCTCCAACGGTAGTGTTGACAGATGCTTTCGATACAGACGTTGTTGTTGTCAATGGTCAGTTTGTTAGCGCAACTCAATCTTCACCAAATACGAATTCTACGCGCTATAAATTCGTTGACTCGCGCGATCGCTTCCTGAGTGACATAAAAGAATTGTCATCAGAATTATATAAAACAAGCATTCTATATACGAGCGCAAGCGTGTCAATGCCAAGTGCCTTAGCTTTTATAAATGGAACAGACTTGAATTCAAATGGAGCTTATATGCACGTAAGCTATTTTGAAGGAGCGATTGCTTTGAACACGGGGTACTTTGATAATGATGCGCTCCAAGGAGGGGCGTTTCCTACAGTCGGATTAACCGATGCTCAGTCTCTCATTTACGCAGGTGTGGGGACTTACAATTTAAAGAGCCAATCCATAGACACGAGCCTTAGACCAAGTGATGCAGGCAACTCAGGTTGGACGCACTATGATGTTCAAATGGCAAGCAGCACAACCCTATCAGGTAACGAAGTGTCTTCTGTTTATAGATTCGAGAGGGTTTCATGTGGTAGATATGTCACAGATGACCAGGTTTTTTCGCTTCATTGGTGGAATAGCAAAGGAGGGGTTGACAACTTACCCATGCTAGGCAAAGTCATGGAGTCTCAAGCTATGGACAAGAAGACCTATAGAACATCAGGGGGAAACAGTTTTGATGCTACCGGGACAGGCAATACAGCATACAAGCGGAATTCTTATTCAGGAGGCAAAAGAAGTACGGATGTCCACACGACTACGACCTATGAGTTAAGTACGATTGGAGGCGACCCCGAAAACTTAACTCCCTTGATTAAATCACTATTAAACAGCCCTCGTGTATTCCTTTGGGGAAATAGTTTGTTTGGTTTAAATCAAGGTGAAGCAAGTACAGGTCTTGTTCAAGCGTGTGTAACTGACACGAGACTTGTGATGAAGTCAGGAGTTAATGACCAAGCATCGAGTTATAAAGTGGTAGTTGAAATCAGCAGACGTAGAGTCAACGGTTAATGGTACAGGTACTAGCATTCACTCAAGAGAATTCTACGCAGGTAGAACTCGATGTTCCTGAAAAAGCAATTGAGCTGAACTATCAGTTCATGGACATCGACAACCCGATGCGAAGGGCAAGCCCCTATTCGTTTCGATTCACTTTGCCAAGCACTAAGGAGAACGACCAATTCTTCTCTTTCTACTTTGACGCAAACATTGCTGACGGAACATTTAACGCTACAAAAAGCACCGAATGCGTTATTTATGTTGATGGCATTCTGCTTATGCAAGGAAGTCTTCAGATGTTTTCGGTCACAGATAGGGGGTATGAGGTAAACATCTTAGAGCAGATCGCAGATGTCTTTGAACAAATTCAAAACCTGACTTTTCCTCAACTCTTTACTAATGACGCAGGAGCAATTGATACGGACTTAGACCACGCCTTAACATGGGATAACGTCAAAGATTCTTGGGTAACTACAAATGACATCACTACGGGATTAGTGGGTGATGGGACAATTGTTTACCCTTTACAAGATGGAGGTCAGAACACTATTTCGACAGAGGAAGGAACAGGAACAGGGCTTGGTTTTGTGTATCCGTTTGGCATGGACGAATCGCAGTTGCCACTTAGAATATTTAAGCCGGCCATTCGGATTGCTTATCTCGTTGAGTACATTTTCAATCGCTTTGGGTATGCCGTAGACAGCAACTTTTTAAACTCAGCAGACTTTCAGAAGGTCTATATGTTTCTTGCGCTTCATACTCCAGGAACTATTGGAAGGGCGACATACGGATTCAAGGTCGGTATAAGCGAGGACATCTTA